GTCAGGATGTTCTCAATCAACAACTGAAAAGGCAAACTGTGACAACCTTTAGGTTCAGTTATCGATTATGAATGAAATTATACAAAGTTTTCGAAAACTTGTCAATAGGTATTTTCAGTTATTTTCTCATTTCCTTATAATAACTTTCAATGTTATCCCAAAAACCAACAGTTGCCATCCCAACAATCTGCGGTCGGGGAACTTTGAGTTTTCCCCAGTAGTGTTCAATCAGACAATCCAATCCGCGGCAAACGGTTTCTTTCAACAATTCCAAATCATGGATATACTGGTCTTTTCGGATGTTGGGAATTTTTATCGGCGCATTTTCACAACATATCTGCCTAATAACAAAAGACTGCTTCTTATCCAGACACGATATTGCTTTGATAAATCTCGTACGCGCATCCAAAACAGCCGGAGACAATTCATTGCGCACAGAATTATCGACCCGGGGCTTGGTGTAATCAATGATACCTTCAGCTACAAAACGGCCGTGATAATAATCTTGAGCAATCCGGCAGCCTGCTTTCATACGATCATCCTCAGAATATCTGGAATTCCCAAAAGATAACCAACCTTTGGATTTATATTTCTCAAGCACACTCTGCCGATATAACGTTCCATCCTGAAGACGGATGAACCCCAAACGTTCACAATCTTGTTTGTTTATATAATCAACCATCACGCACCCGCCTTCCAATGTGAAGCCAACCAATTGCCGCTTTCTTTAACGGATGACGGCATTGCATTTTCTTTACCAAAAATCTCCCGTTGACGAATATTCTCGGCAATCTCGTCGACATCATCAAAAAAGCCGCGTTCAAAGCACTCTTTGACTTTCCGGCCATAATCCCAAAAACGGGCTTCCGGCAGCCGGGCAACTCGTTCGGTCAAAATAGCGTCAACGGCTTTTTGGTACCAAAATCGCAGGTTTTTATTGCCTGCACGTATCATCAAAGCCCGCGCCAAATCAATCCCCACCCAATACCGCCAGCAGCTCTCGTCAAACCGTGAGGCTTGAGCATCAACGGAAAAACTGTCTTTCTCGACCTCTTTTTTAGAGTTCAAAATCGCCAAAATCTGGGCAACCCGGGGACTGGTTTTGTTGTTTTTGAAGTTCCAGTATTCGTCAACCGCCTGCAAAACATCGACCAAGTCATACTTGACAAACGCCGCTTTCCATGCCGCCACTTTTTCGGTGTTTTTCTCGGCAAAACGGATAATTTCCTCGTCAGTCGTATCTCCAACATACAACTCGTTGATATGTTTTAATATTTCAAGTTCTTTTTCCATTTTTCACCCCGTCAAATCCAGTCGAAATTGTGGCGCTCTTTTTCCATTTTTGAGCCGTTCTTGAGTTTCGATTGGTTTTCTTGCCTCTCCATACACCCTTCGAGATTCAAAAACTTTTCGCGAAAAGCACTCCCACTTTCAACAACAGAAACATATTGCTCCCCAACATGTTCTCCGTACCAGCCAAGAGCCTTATCGATACGCTCAATGGCTACCCCCTCTATCCGATGGAGTTGTTCAAAAGATTTTGCCCAGGAGGTAATTTTGTTTTGATTGATTTTGATATTTTTACGATTTCGCACAATATCAGCCAGTCGCTCAGCTTGCTCAACGAAGCAAGTGGCGACAGATTGTTTATGTTCATCGTTTATGTTCTTGTTCCTGTTTATGTTATTTGTTATAGGTTTACCTTCGTTATCGATAGTTAACGAAGGATAACGTTCGTTAACGTTCGTTTCCTCTATTGTCGTTTCGTCAACGTGTGTTTCCTGCTCTTGAGAAATTTCCAACGATTGAATACTTTGGTTATCAATCGTTTTCTTGTCCCAATAGTTTTTTATCGCCTCTTTGTTTTTATTGCTGCGTTCTAAAAACTCCTCATAGTCCTTATCAATTTGAGATTTAATAAATCTCCAAATACCGCTATTCAATTCAACATTAGGATATTTAAGAATTGCATTAAAAATCTCTGCCTGTTTTTCAGCAGGTAAATCAGATAAAAGCTCACCCCATTCGGGATATAAACGAGGAGAAAATTGTTTAGGAGTATATTTGCTCATTTCTCTTTCCTTTCAGAAAATAGTGATTTTCCTAATGGAATATCTAAAAGCTTTGATAACTCCTTTTCTATTTTATCAAAATCGTTATATATTTCAGATCCGGTATATCTTAAAACTTTATAACCAAGTGATATTAAATAACGGTCACGTTCCTTATCGTGTTTTGCTTGCTGTTTTGTTTTTTCATGAAAATCATGCCCATCGCATTCAATGATTACTTTATCATCAGAAAATGAGGCTTCCACGACGAAATCAACACGATAGCATCCTATTTTCTCTTGAGGTGAAAAATTAATTTGTATTTCTGAATCATAAGATTCATTAAAACAATCTACTACTCTAGTAAGAATTGCATACATTATTTTTTCAATAGGCGTTAGCGGTACTTCATTTGCATCATAATAGTCAAAACAAGCTGTTATATCTTGGCAATTAAACAAAGTGGAAACACGCTCTATTTTATTTATTTCATTTTCTTTTAACAACAATTCTGCTATTCTTTCACATCTGTTATTATCCATCTTCCCTACTCCCCTGCCAGCTGTTCGCACAAAGTTAAAACTAAATCAACACACTTGTCCGGCATTTTTCTTAAAACATCCAAACAATCGGCATTGATGATTTTGTTTTCGTATTCGTCCAAATTCATCATAAGTTAAAAATTCCTTCCGGCACCACCTTGATTTCCAAACACGGGTAGGCGGCATAACGCTTTTTCACAAGCAGCGAGCAAATCAGTGCATCATCGCGCCAGATTATACCGTTGCAGGCATCAAGCGCCGCCTTGGCCAGATTGTCCGCATCCGGCTTGACCGCCGGCAGGACATAACCCGCCAGCGCGTCTGCCGTTCTTTTTTTGGACATCTGCGGCATTTTCATAAACGTCGTAACCATTACTTTTATCGGGCAGCCAAACGGCGGTCGGCCGGCCATAGCCGTTTTGGCCAGACCGGCAACCAGTTTTTCATATTTCCGGGTTTTGTCCGGCGTATAGGCAAAACCGCCCCTTGTAAAGCGCGGGCGCCCTTTAGGCACCGGTGGCCCGGGAATATTGACAACAACCGCCGTCATTTGCGCTGCCTTTTCTTAAGCCGCGTCGTTGTCGTCGCGGAACGAATCCTCGACTTCTTCAAACTCGGCATCAACGACCGAGTGGTCTTCCAAAGCCGGGACTTCTGCCGCTACCGGATCCGGCACGCCTTCGCCGTCTGCGTCCTGATATTCGGAGTTGCAGGCGTTAAACATCTCGCGCTGATCCGGGTCGGCTTTCAGATTGTTCTCACCGCCGGTAAATTCGTCATCCGAATTCGTAACAATTAAAATCGGCTTGCCGGCAACCGCAATCAGCTCGTCCGCATAAGCAACGCTGGCCTTAATTTCACATTTCAGACCTTTGTCGACGGTGATTTTGCCAAGCTCGGCCTGCACGGTCTTCCGCCCGCCGGAAGCAACAATGCCGACGGCCTTGCTCACCAACTCCCGCGCAGCGGTTTTGGCCATTTCAATCTGTTCGCCCTGCTCCTTCTCAGACATTTGCTGATAGGGCTTCGGGAATTGCCGCAGCCGGTCAATCAAAAAAGCGGCAATGTCACCGGTTAAAGTTTCTTTCGCTAATTTTGCGCCAAATTCGTTATGGTTCATCTTTTTGTTTCCTTTCTTTTTGTTAAAATTTTTTATAAAGTATCCCCTCGAAAGGAGGTGATATTGTTGGACACCCAAAAGCTGGAAGACTTAGAATACCGGATTAAACAGCTTGAAGCTTTGGTTTTGGCTCTGATTGAAAAACTGGACGCCCAAGATAACAGGACAAGCAGCGTCAAAGTTGAATATCGCAACAAAGCCAAAAAACTTGGCATCAATCCTGATTATCCCGGTTAAATTCCATTTCGGGGCTGGATGTTTCCGGCTCCGATTTTCCTTCAATCAAATCAACTGCCTGATTGAAATATTTGAACGCATCCTGCTTAAAGTGTGTCATCAAGCTTTCAAACAGCGACACACGTCCGTAAATATCCAATTTTTCTTTTTCATTTTTTGTCATTACGCATTTGACTCCCTAAAATTAAAGTTATAAAATTTTAAACAAGGAGATTCTTTATGATTAATTGGCTCAAAAGGATGCGGCAGTGGTGCCAATCTATTGTAACTATCAACAAGCGTCTTAAAACTCTTGAAAATATACACTTTGGCGATGAGCCACATCCGGGAGATATTTGTCCTCAATGCGGCAAACATACCGTACATCATGAAATTCGCCGCTGCGATGAGAGATGCATTTCCAACAATCACTATGTTCACAAACAAACCGATTGGGAGGTTTGTACTGTATGCCCTTATGAAAAAGGTGGAGAAGCGGTTGAATGCCATACTGAATTTCCAGTTACCGAAACCCCTGGCAAAACTGATTGGGAAGCTGCAATGCGTCATATGACTAGGCTTTGATTCCATCAGTCATCACCTCCACTTCATCAGCAAAACGAATAAGCTCACCGGCCAGTTTTCTAGCCTGATTTGGCGTTAAAACTTTATGGGCGATTTGTTGGGTATAAGGTATTTTAATAATCAAATTTACACCCAGCCCGTTTCCAAAGTTTTCTCGCCCAAGAGCAATGAAACTATAACTTACATCGTTTCCCTCAATTACACGGTAAAACCCATCTCGATCAAGCTCTTCTTTCTTTTCCATCCGGCACCTCTCTTAAGCTTTCTCTTCCTGATTTTCTTGATTGTAAGAATTTATAAAATCATCAACTTTTTTCATTGAAGAAACTGTGCACCCCCGCCCATTTCTTAAACCGAACACAAAATTTGGATTTTTTAATGCCTGCCAACCAAGCGTTGTAGCAGACATCCCCGTCTGGGTTAAAAAAAACTCAATTCTTTCCAAAAACTCGTCCATTTTTACCTCCTGTTTGGAAGGTTATAGCAAATTTACTACAAAGTCAATAGCAAATTAACTATTTGCAAAAATAGCAAATTTCATATACAATTCATTGTAGTAGATGGATGAGGGATATATGACGATTGCAGAAAAACAAGAAAAAATCAGAGAACATATAAAACAGCTAATTGCTGACAAAGGTATAAATATGGCTGAAATATCAAGAATGGCAGGAAAAGCTCATTCACATTTATTTCAGTATATAACAAAAAAAACCCCAAAAAGGCTTGACGAGGTAACGAGAAAGATTCTTGCTCGTGCACTAGAAGTCAACGAACAAGAGCTCACGGATTTACCCTTATCGGAACTTACCTCTACGATACCAGTTAAACCAATATATAAAGTAGGTTATGTTCAAGCCGGAAAATTCAACGAAGCCTGTCAACTACCGGAAAGCGAATGGGAAAGTGTTCCCTACCCCATCAATGAAAATTATAAAAACGCCCGAATATTCGCTCTTGGGGTTCGTGGCGACTCGATGAATTTGACATTTCCTCCGGAAAAAACAACCCTTATATGCTGCCCTTTGGAAGATTGGATAGAAATTAACCCGGAAACATCGCTTGAAGGAAAATATATCATTGCATATCGACGAGCACCAGACGGCACTTGTGAAGCAACAGTAAAAAAATATACGCGAATTGATGAAACGACAGTTATCCTGGTTGCAGAATCATCAAACCCGGACATTAAACCAATCATTCTCCATCCAGACAGCAACGAATATGAAATCGCAGCCGTAGTTATCGGGGATTTGAGGATTTACTAAGGAAATAAAAAATGACTACAGAAGTAATTATAAAAAACAAAAGCGGGCTTGTTATGGCTGCTGACAGTGCCGTAACAATTTCAAACATATTTACAACTGGTAAAGTCTACAATTCGGCCAACAAATTATTTTCATTATCAAAATATGATCCTATCGGGATTTTGGTCTATAATTCTGTTAATATTAATCAAATACCGGTGGAAATAATAATAAAAGAATATCGCGAAACCTTAAAATCCAAACAATATCCAACCTTAGAAGAATATTTTTCTGGCTTTGTTAATTTCATCGAAACATTTGTTAACCAACGCGGAAAAAATCTTACATTAGAAAATATTTTTGACTTTTTTCTTAATGAGTTAGGAGCGAGCATCGAATCAGCAAAAAATAATTTTATCTATTCTCCCATCCCCTTTAATATAGATAATTTTCTTCACTGGACCATACACTGGTATAAAAATTATTGTAAAGAAGCAGGTTTCCAAGCCCCTGAAGATCTTATTGAAAATGAGGAAATACTTTCTTTTATTTCTCACCCCCAAATAATGGAAAAATTTGAACAAGAGAAACAAAAATCCCCTCATTTATCACAGATAACACATATTGATAAAATTAAAGATTTATTTATTTACTATACTAAAACATTTTTAATTCAAAACTTTACCGGAATTGCTATTGGTGGATACGGAAGTGACGATATTTTTCCCAAAGTCTATAAAATTCATCTGCATGGAAACCTTAACGGCAAACTAATAAAAAGTAATAGAGTCGAAATTGAAAATGAAGAACCGGATATTATCCCTCTTGCCCAAAGGCAGATGATTGATACTTTCATCAGAGGAGTTTCTGACGACATCCTCAAAACAGTAAACCAATTATTTGAACTCAATTTAGATTCCTTGATAGCACTTATAACAGATCAAATAAAAGATATCTGTGATAAAATAAAACTTGAAATCGCCATAAAAGCAAAGCTAAAAGAAAATATTAAAAATATAAATGAGTTCATCGATTCTCACGAGAAAAACAAAACATTAATAAGCATTTCCAATCTTTCCCGTGATGAAATGGCAGAACTTGCCGAAACTCTTATCAACCTCCAAGCTCTGAAATATAAAGTTTCTCCGGATCTTGAAACTGTCGGCGGTCCGGTAGATGTTGCAATAATATCAAAACATGACGGTTTTGTTTGGAAAAAAAGAAAATTATATTTTCCTGCGGACTTAAATTTCCAATTTTTTGAAAAATACTTTAAAAAGTAAAAAAGATATTATATACTAAAGAAAAGGGAGCAATTTCATGTTAAGTATGAATATGTATCTAACTAATGAAAATACTGATCCCTATATCCGCCAAGAAGGATATAGGTTGATGCAAGATATTGCTAAAGCAATAAAAGAAAGCATTGACGAGCAAAAAGAAGAATGTAAGCTTACACCTAAAAAGAAAAAAAAATATAACATCAAAAAAATCTAAATAAGCTTTTCCCAAAATATTTTTCACCGCCTTCGGGCGGTATTTTTTTGCCTTTTCCCAATTTTTCGCCCCTGTTCTGAAATTTTTCTCAAAAAAATATCGTTTGTTTTCAAAATGATAACAAATCCATAATTGATATTATAGGAAATTTGCTATTTTTTATATTGACGTTATAGGAAATTTGCTATATTATAATTTCATAAGATAACAAACGAGGTCAAAAATGAAAACAGTCGATGAAATGAAAACAGAGCTTTTTGAAAAAGTAACCGCCGATTTCGAAAACGAAAGCGATTACTGCGAAGCGACCGCCAAAGTTTTCCACGCCTGCGACGTTGTCGACGCTATGCCGGTTTGGGAAGTTGCCGACATCCTCGGTCTGGATTTTGAAAATGAGGAAGAAGAACAGCTGGCGGCGCGGGTAAAAGACTTGTTTTTAATCGGCTGTGACAAGTGGCTGGCTGCTTAAGGAGAGGAAACAATGGGAATTTTTGAAGACATGGACAAGTCAATTGCGGAATTCCTTGCCGCTGCGGATGATTTCATCAAAACAGAAAAAGACAAGGAGGACGAACAATGAGAATGCTGTTAACCGACACGCAAATGGACAGGCTGGAAGCCCGGTTCGGGGCAAACTACCAAGCCCCGGACCGCAAGCTTAACGCCGTCGACATTGCTATCGCTTTTGCTCTCGGACTAAGTCTTGCTGCTATGTTAATTTTATAAATTAATTTAAGAAAAGGAAACAAAGATGTCATTACTTACACAACCATCAGAATTGAAACATAACCAACCGATAAGCTGTCTGATCTACGGACAGCCGGGCACCGGCAAAACAACGCTCGCCCTGTCTGCCGACAAGCCGGTTCTGATTGACCTTGACCGTGGGCTTTACCGCGTGGAAAAACGCTTCCAATGCCCTTCTCTACAGGTTGAGAATTACCAACAGATTTTAGACTTAATCAATTCGGATGAACTGCGTCCTTTTAACACAATCGTCATCGATACCCTCGGCAAGCTGGTTGACAGAATGGGTGATTTCGTTGCCCGCCAAAACCCGAAGTTCAAGCAAGGGGACGGAACCTTGTCAATGAAAGCATGGGGTGCGATTAAAATTCAATTTGCGGCTTTGGTTAAACAGATTTTTAATTCCAACAAATCGGTTATCTTCGTTGCCCACGAAAAAGAAGACAAAGACGGAGATGTCCGTTTTGTTCGTCCGGATGTTTCCGGTTCTTCCGGCAAGGATATTGTTAAAGAACTGGATTTGATGGGTTACATGGAAATGAAAGGCAATAAACGCACCGTTTCTTTTACGCCTAACGAAAAATATTACGCCAAAAACGCTCTTAATCTCCCGCCGGTGATTGAAGTCCCGGATACGACTTCCGGCAATACTTTTTTCCAAGATAAAATTGTCGCTGCCGTCGCCGAAAAACGCCGGCAGGAAGCAGAACTTTTGGCAGATTATGAAAGCTTGAAAAATGTCATTGAAACAAAAGTCGGGGAGATAAAAGACATTGCCGGCTTAAATGAAGTTTACGGAGAAATCCGCGGCCTTCAGGTTATCTGGGACAGTCAGATTTTTGCCAACAAAATGCTGAAAGAAAAAGCTGCTGCCTTAAAAGCAAGATATAACAAGGAAACCGGAAAATTCGAGGTCGCCGATGAATAAAAAATATCTGATAACGGCCAGTTTGTATGGTGCGTATTCTTATTATATGCACACCGATTTTGAAGAGTACGGCGACAAGGCAGAAGAAATTGAAGAAAAAGCCCGGCAGGACTGGCTGGACTGTCTGAATAAGGTCAAAAAACCGGCAAATGAAATTCTGCAACGGGGCATTAACTTTGAAACGGCTGTTTTTGAGTTGACCCAAGGGACGGAAAACGGAGATAAAAACAGCATTGTTCCTCCTGTTTTCCCGACCCTTGATGAAAAAGAACAACAGACCGCACGCATCATTGCAGATATGGTTAAAGGCGGCATGTGGCAGGAAACGGTTTGTAAAACAATCGGCAATTATGTTTTTTACGGTAAAGCCGACATTATTCGAGGAAACACGATTTTCGACATTAAACGCGTCAGCAAATACGACTTGGGAAAATATCTGAAATCAATCCAGCATCTTCTTTACATGGAGTGCAGCGGGATTGACAATTTCAAATATGTTATTTCGGACGGTGCGTATGTTTATGTTGAAGACTATCACCGTGATGCAAATACCCGGCAAAATCTTCTTGCCCGCACCGAACAGATGGTTTCCTTTATTCGCGGAAACGAAGAGTTTAACGCCGCTTTTGAAAAGAACTGGCATAGCAAATATTGAGGTGGGTATGTTTTTCCATAAAGCGGCAAACATTGACGGGATTCTTAAGTTTATACGACCGAAATTAGAGGTAACTCTCAATTCGAGCAAATACGGGATTGATGTCGAAATAAAAAAACATTCCCGAACTCGTTCACAGGAGCAAAACAAATATTTGTGGGTGATTTACAAGCACATTGTCGATTTTTGGGAAAGAACCGGTTTCATCGTCGACAATCTGCCGCTTCGGTTCATTACGTCAGATTTTTTGCATGAGTATTTCAAAAATCGTTTTGACCTCAGAACCACAACTAAAATGACGACGGCAGAATTTATGAATTACACCGACGGCATTCAAAACCTGATGGTCGAGCAAAGCAAGGGCGAGTATGACCCGATCTACCCGGACAGAAACTATCAGGAATTTTAACTAAAGGAGAAAAAAGACAATGAACGAAGAAAACAAAAACAAACTTTTCATCAGCAACCGCGACCGTGGCTTGTCGGTGGCCATCTTCAAAAAGCAAGAGGTTAACATTAAAGACGGACAGCTGCATACCACGTATTCGGCTAATATCCAGCGTTCCTGGCAAAAGCCGGAAGACAAAGGGACAGACAACTGGCAGCGCCAAAGCGTGAGCCTTTTCCCGGACGAGCTTTTGAAAGTGGCCGCACTTTGCGTCCGCACTTATAATGAACTGTCTTTGGGCTTACAGAAAGAAAGAGAAGAAAGACGGGAACGACCGGCGGCAAACTATCCGTCGCAATCTTATGACGCCCCGGAACCGCCGGCATATTTTGACGACGTTCCGATGGATTTTTGAGGTTTTTCTCCCGAGAACCGCCCGGGCATGCGGCTAAAAGGCCTTAACTTTAATATTTGAAAGGAAATGTAAAAATGAAAATCGACATTTACACATGGGAAGATGACGAGGGATACAAAAGACAGGCTTTATATATTGATGAAGTAGATGGGATATATGTAGGCCCACTTTGTGAATGTCCTGAAGACGCTATTATCGGACGTGATTTAATTGATTGCGAAGATCTGCTTATCTATTTCAAAGCCGGCTACGAAACCGCTAAGAAAGGCGAAACTTTTGAAGTTTTTTACCATGACGAACGTCCGAAAGATTTTTAATTAAAAACCTCGGAGGGTGGCGGAAAAGGTAGACGCGGGAAGTAGGGGAACAAGCCTACATGAAGTTCCGGTAAGAAGCACAATCAGCGGATATCCACGGATACGGTCATAGAGGCGCACTTCTTACAATGCAAGGTGCAAATCCTTGCCCCTCCCAATTTGAAAGGAAAAAACTATGTTCAGAATTAATGGATTAAACAAAAACTTACTTTCCATTGCTTGGAACGGCATCAGCTTTTCACCAGAAAAACGGGCGGAAGCTTTTAATGAAGATTTCGAGAAAACTCTTTCCCATTTTGCAGAAAGGGTTAATCAACAAAACATTACCGAAGAACAAAAACAAGAATGCTTCGACTACTGGTCAAACCGCCTTCATCGGGAAGCTGAAAAATATCTGGCCGCGAACAGCAGTTGCATCTCCACAATGATTGTCGGACCGGCAAAATTTCCGGTTGCCCGTGCGGAAAAACGTCAGCGTTCAGCAGAAAAAGCCCTTAATTCCTACTGTTACACGCAAAACAAGCTTAAGGATGACAACATTTTCAATCGTTATTTGACGGCAGAACAAAAGCAAAACCGTATTGACGAGGCGAAATGGAGAGAATTTGAACATACCATCGGTCAGTTTTTACGCTTTCACAACAAAGAAAATCTGCCGGCCGGCGAATGGGCGTTCAACGCCTTTCCCCACCTGAAAGGAATGTTTGAAACCCAAGCCAAAAACGAAAATTTTGCAATATGCGAAAAGGTTTTGGCAGAACTGTCAGCCCGTGCAATTACATTTCCGGGGATCGACAGAAACATAAAAATTCTGTCTGCATTACTCTTAAAATACCGCGAAAAAAGCGAAAACAGAAAAACACTGGAAACATCGGAACAGGAAATCAACGGCGTTCGTGTTGTAAAAAATACCGATGAAAACCGTTTGCAACTGTTTTTTGACGGCAAACCGGACGCCGAAATGATTACCAAGCTAAAAGGTGCTGCCTTTCGTTGGTCACCCAGAAACAAAGCTTGGCAGCGTGTTTTAACAGACAACGCCGTTGCTGCCGCAAACCGAATTTTAGCACAATAACCCATTCCGGGGCGGCCACCCCGCCCCGACAGAAAGGAAACAAACAAATGACAAAAACCGAAACCAATCAAATCAAAGAGCTTTTTGACAACGCCGTCGCTGTTGCTTTTGAAAATACGGATATTCAAAGAACCATCTACGATACCATTCAAAAGACGATAACAACAGCCGTCGCCAATGCCGTGGACTGCTACGAGATCCGCCGCGCCGTCGAACAAAAGATAAAAGACACTGTTAACATTCAGAATCTTGATTTTGGCAATTACGGCAAATTCGTTGAAAACGTATTCAAAAAGGCCGTCAAAGACTTCGAGCTGGAGCAGCTCGACCAGCGTTTAACCAAAATTGCCCGGGAAATTTTGGGCGCCCCGGACAAGAAAGAATATGATTTGTGGGAAGACATATTGCGCCCGATGATAGCTGAGGCAGCAAACGAAGAAGAAGACGATATTGAAGAATACGACTACAGCGCATACGCTTCTTATAGACGTAGTCATACCGATTTTGGCGGAGAATGGATCTATATCACAATCAAAGAAAACAAATACAGCTCTTACGAGAAAAGCAAAATTACGATCTATCACGATCAGGAAAAAGACAAATGGGAGCTTATAAGTTGCACCTGTCCCTGCGGTTTCGAGATTTCAGACACTTATGACACTCTGACCTTCAAAAAATCCTTCAACGAAGTGCAAAAAAGAATAATCGATCTTGTCATGAAAGGTTGCACCCTCACCGACGTTGACACCGCACTTTCTTATTTGTCGGAGGAGTAACGTCTATGACAAAAACCCCCGAAGAACTGACTAAGGAGTGGAAAGCGGGAGAGCTGGAGGACGGATTGTATTATATCCTTCTTGAAAATGGAAAAACGCCCATATCCGAACTTGAGACTTGGTATAGAACAAACATTGAGGAATCAAAAGAATATTACGAAACAGA